AAGGAACGAAGTTCTTTTTCTTAACGTTTCATAGCGCTGCACAATGATTCATATTCTTATAATAACAGCGTTTCTGTATCATGATAAAACATACGTTTTCTACTTTCACGGAACAAATACGGAACAAAAAAAGGCTGCCAATTTGGCAGCCTTCTTTATCTTATTTAACTGTAATTAATCCTTCTGGCTCGACTGTGAAATCTGGCTTTTCTGCCATGGTTCCGTCTTCACTAATATAGTACCATCCATCCTTGCCTTTAACAAAAGCATTCGATTCCATGAATCCGTTGCTAGTGTTTAAATGGTACCATTTGTCATAGTACTTAACCCATCCTTTGACCATTTTACCATCTTCTTTAAAATAGTACCATTCATTATTAATCTTTTTCCAGCCAATAGCCATCGCTCCTCGCTCATCTAACCAGTACCATTCATTATCATCTTTAATCCATTGATTAATTAAGCAGTACCCTCTAGCATTGAAGTAAAACCACTCTTTGCCTACTTTTAGCCACTTGTTTGCTGGATAGCTGCCGTCTGAATTCTGATACCACCAACCTGTGGAGTTTTGTTGCCAGCCAGCCTTAAATTCCAGACCGTTCTCAATATCTCGTTTGAATTGCTCGCGGCTAATTCCCCAACTTGCGAGATAAGGATATGGATCCACATGATCGCTGTAATTTTCTGGTTGATGATACGTGCAATATTCATGAGACTTGATTCCAGCTAAATCTGAAGAGTCCAATGTTTTAGGAAGTCCAGCCTCGTCTGCTAATTCTCTTAATAGTTGAATATAGAGTCTGTAGTCTTGCATAAACTCTTCTCTAGTAGAATGACTTTCAATCAATTCCACTGCTGCATAAGTCTCAGCGTTCCATCCACCTCCCACATCATAAGCTCCCTGGTTTACAGGGCCGACTTGCATAACTCGTCCATTCCCTACAACGTGAGAGAAAAAGCCAGAATCGACAGGTCTACGCATGTGATAGTCAGCTTCATTCTGCGCTGTAGAATTTTTGTTTCCTGTTGAGTGTGCGTGAATTTGATGATAAGGTTCATAGCCAACCTGTGGCAGTCCTTCTCTGTATCTACTTGTATCAATTTCCATTATATATTCCTCCTTAAATTATGGTAATACTGCCGGCCACGCTTCGCTTGTGAGATACGAAATCGAACTCACTCGGATGTCGCCGATGTCCCTATCAGTTGGCACGGGGTCGGCAAATTGAAAGCGTAACATATTACTGTCGCCATAACCTCCCAAGTACCATGTGCCATAGGGTGTGCCCTTGTCGTTGTAAATCCCACCAATAAGGCTAGATTCTGAACGAAATCCGACAGGAACACCACCCAAGCCTAGAATGTAGCAATTTCGTTCTTTGTCGCTTCCTTGAGCCTCGTATCCTACGCCACCTCTACGAATTACGCCGAACCAACCCCAACTCAAACCACCGAATTGGTAAGTAACTACATCATTTTTTCGTCTAACTTTTAGATACGAGTTACCAAGTTTAGACTTAATATTCAACGTTATCCAACCTGTGTCGCCTGTGAGAACCTCCCAACCTTGATTTCCGTTTCCTTGTCTCTTTATCCACTTGAGTGCTCCACTTGTTACAGCTGTATCGACATACGTTGTCCCAACAGGAGCGGTTACCTTTCCATTTGGCATTCCTGTTCCATGAATTTCGTACTGACTCACTTGACCTGAAGTGCCACTTGGTTGTGTTGCTGCGGTAGTTGGGAGTGTGATGCTTCCACCACCATCAGACAATGTTACAACGTTCCCAGCGATGCTTAATTTCTGTGGAATTCCCACGCCATCTCGACCATTCTCGCCACGAGGTCCAACAGGTCCAGTTAAGCCTTGAGGCCCAGCAGGGCCTTGCTCTCCTCGTTCTCCGCGCTGACCTGTTTCTCCTTTAGGACCAGGCTCTCCATCTCTTCCTTTTTCTCCTGGTGTTCCTGGAATACCTTGGATGCCTTGCAATCCTTGTGGTCCAATAGGCCCAGTGTCTCCGCGTAAGCCTTGAATACCTTGCTCACCTTTTGGACCTCTTTCTCCTGCTGGACCTTGAATGCCAGGGTCGCCTTTGTCTCCTTTAGGCCCTGGAGTCAGAGCAATGTGTTTAAGCTCTTCTTTTGTCGCATAAACGCTAGTATCGATTTTGGGAGAAGCTTCGAGTGCTTGAATTCGTCTCAATATTTCTGAATCGTCATATCTCGCACCTTCTACATGGATATTGCTTAATGCTTCCTGTAATTCAGCCTTTGTGACAATCTCAGTGATTGCAACAATTCGCTTGCTGTCTTTTTCAATCACTGGCAAATCCTTGTGTTTGTCAATTTCAGAGACTCTGACACCAAAAGAGAATTTGAATACATCCGCTGATTGTACGACTTTCTCAATGTATACATATCCTGTGACTGTTTCATCAACTGTAATCAATGATGTATCAAATGGCACTTCTACTTTGTTCCCAGTAACATTGCCGATAACTTCTAAGAATCTATTTGAATGTTGGAAGTGAAACAGCACAATTACTTTGCTGACATCCGTTCTGTCAAGAGTTAACTCGATTAGCGCGCTATTCGTATCGTGAGAATAGAATTCCTCTTGTATACTCTCCATATTTTTTCGAATTTTAGTATCTAGACTAACATTCCTTTTGATTGTTTTCATAAATCCTCCATAAAAAAGGCAGCCACGATTGTAGCTGCCTAATGTTTCTATTGATTGTTTGGTCGTTCGTATGTCATAGCGCGTGTGCTGTCACTTACTCCGCTTGTTGTTGGATCATTGACAATTCCAACGATAACAAGTACTGCAAATAGTGCATTGATGAACACCAGCAGCTTATCAGTAGTATCTCCAAGCTCTAGACGAATGTTGAATACTGCTAAAAATGTTTGAAGCAGCAATGCTAGTGCAGGAACTAATGTAATCCAAAATGTTTTATTTAAAATGCGTACTTTCCAGTTAATCATCATATTTTTCTACCTCTTCCACGATTAATTTTTTAATTTTGTTTTCTTGATTTTTTCTCATTTGATTAATATATGGCTTCATGGCTTCTGGGAATGGCAGTCCAAGCGCTTCCCAGTTCTCCATTAATGAGCCGATGTAACTAATAATGAAGAATAAACAGGCTGTGATGCCAATTTCTCTATGGCCTAATGCTCGTGCATACAGAGCTATAACCATCACTACAGCAACTACTAAGAAATGGCGCAGCAAGCCGTTAGTGCTTGTCTTGCTATCGAATTTCTTTAATTTAAAGGCTTTGATGTATCCAGACACAATGTCAAAAAATACTAACCAAAGCAATATCTGAATGTAAGGACTTTTAAACAATGATTGAAGATGATCATTTAAAAGTCTTAGTTCAATGTCGTTAGGCATTATAATTCCATGACCTCAACAACAGTTTTGTATTTCTTAATCTCTTCACGTTTATTAGCATTATCCTGCTCTAATCGTAAGATCTCATCATTTAAACTCTGAGCTTTTTGCTCAAGTTGAGCTTTTTCCTCGCCAAGTCTATTAATCTCATCTTGTTTAGTTTTAACTTTCGTTTCTAACGATGTGATTTTATTTTTAATCGTTTCTAGTTCCATATTTAACCCCTCTATTTGTTGATTGTAATTCCGTCAAAGCAAAGCCAATCGCTGTTTATATCTTTTAACGAAACTATGATTGTATTTCCGTTTCCATCTCCGTATGCTGCTAACATACACTGGTTGTAACCCTTTGTAATCCCTTTAAGAAATGTTTGATTTTCGATTCTTATAGGAATTTTAATAACATGTTTCCATGGTGTTGCATCTCCACCTTTGCAACTACCTCTCAATTCAACTGAACCAGTATTAGTGATTTTGTATTGAACTGGCGGATAATCGTTTCCATAATTGCTCCAACCGTTTAAGTATGTTGCATTCATCCATATATTCGTCCATTCTGTCCATCTACCATTTTCTAAAATTCTGGTGTGTGTGTTGGTTGAATTGAATGGTATATATTGCTGAACACAATAATTGGAATCGGTACTGTGAGATATAACATTTATATATCCGTAATTATTTGTTCCAGTTGGATTGTGTTGCACACCAAAAGCGTGATAGCTTCCAGCTGTTCTCAAATTGTTAAGATCACCATTATATTTCAATGACTTTCCATCTTTTGATGTCAGCGCATATTCCTGGATTGGTTTTCCTCGCAGCATGAGGCCATCCTCAACATTTAAGCTGCTGTGTAATGTGACTGGCAGGAATGACTCAAAGTGTCCATCTAACTCTGGGAACCCTCCTACAGCAGCACGATTATCACCCCACGCCCACAGTACTCTGGATGAACGAACGAGCAGCACAGAGTCTACTAAGTCGCTCAATTTATCCTGGATAACTAATCGCACGTTATATGCCTTGGAAAGCTCATAGAACGCTCCGCAATCAATTTGACGGTTAATCCGTTCTGTACTCTCATTCGTGAGATTTACGGCATCAACCCATCTATTAGCTTTTTTAGCTGAATACTGAATTTTAAGCGTGTAAGGATTACGATTAATCCCATCAATTACTAACGGACTGATATTGGCAGCCACAGTCGCAATAATAGTCTTATTAGTTCCGTTACCTGTCCTATTAGCTAAGAAGCCAATGATTTTAGGGGCGTAATAATCCCATACTTTGATAGTCTTTGACTTAGTTGCTGTTCTTCCGCGTGAGTCAGTAATCTTCGCTGTAACTTCTAAATTACCAGCTTTATTAGCTGGAAAATCTCCTGTTGCTGCTCTTACAATTAAATTATCCACCGTTAACTCAGTAGATACGATAGTTGAGCCGTGAGAGCCTGCTGCATTGTTTGCTTCAACTCTCATTACAGATTTATCTTTAACAAAATTACCTGTAGGAATGAATTCTGCTAATTGTGCTGTTTTTTCAGTAATTGTTACATCTTCAAGTGTGGGAACGATAGAAGCAGGAACTTTAATAGGAATGCCTCGTTTATAGACATCATTTCCAATCTGCTCAGTCCCTCTAAACGTCCGAACACGAACATCTAATGCTCCAGTATCACTATTGGTAATTCGATTAGCATAATCGATTGGAACCGTGAACTGCAAGCTCGTATCGTGTCCACTTCCTAAATCGACTAAATCGCTACCGTTAACACTCCACGAAACTTGATGCCTAAACTCATCAACTTTCTTATCGATGTTTATTGTAATTGGTTGCCCTAATTCTGTTTCTGTTACAGATTTAATTCCACTCGATCTAGGAATGTTTTCTAGGTTAACAGTTCCACTAAACCAGTTAATGTTTCCTTGGTCTGCAACATTTGTCAATCTCGCCCAAATAGCTATACTTTTAGTTCCGTCTTCATTGTGCGGTATCGTCATGGTGCCACTTCCAAATGTAACCCAATCACGATTTCTTAAATCAAAGCTAACGTATTTACTTAAGACATACTGTCCGTTAATTTCAACTTCTGCCAATGAATCGTTATTTAAATTGTAAACCCACGTTGTGTTTTTCTCTAACCATAATTGCCACGATATTGTAGAGGTGTTAGTTGTGATATCTCTGCCAGTCTCGTTAACTTCAAGAACTAGACGTACATATCCACTAGATGTTGTTTTAGATATCTTAACCATTGACCGCACCTCCCACGTAAGAAATTACTGTAAATTCATTGTTATATCGTTCAAAGATATGATTAGCGATAGTAACAGAATTCCAGAATGTGGCACTTACAATATTTAATTGTTGGCCTGAGATATAAGCTACTACACGCCCAGAATCGATAAATTCCATTCGTTCGTTGGTGTAGCGTGTTTGAAGTTTTTCACCGTTTTTACCAATTAACAAACCATCTTCAGAGACGTTGAAATATGTTGAGATTGCATTAAGCAGAACGCTGGATTGCTCCATGTTAAGCTCTACTGCTCTTGTTCTCTGACCTAATCCTCGAATCTCTTCTGAAGTCTCTTGAATTTTCTTATAAGATTCTTCCAGGCTACTAAATTTCCCAGTTAAATCTCTGAGTGTGTCTTCTGTGACTTGAGATTTATTGATGATTTCCATAACCTCAGCAAACTGATTAGCATGCTCTCTGTTACGCTCTTCAAATTCTTTTTGAAGTCGTTCCAGCTCTTTGTTGTCCTTGTTCAGAACGGGCTTCCATTCGCCATTTGTGAAAATCTTTGGAACATCTTTCCCTGGAGTGCTCGTATCAGTCCATAAATCTCCAGCGCTTGGATTAGTTGGAGGAGTTGGGCCTATTGACTTGTTAACGATAAAATCTTTAATCACAATCGAGCTGCTCGCAGCAACTTGATTGCCTTCTATCGCCTCACAGACAAATGTCGCTTCTCTGTCAACATCGTTTACAGTAATTGATAATTCATTGCTGCCATTTGCGTGCTTCTCATTCCATGCTGCATCGTCTGTGCCATACTTGCTCACGCGTTTCCATCGGTAAGAAAAGCGGTTATTCATAGGAATATCCATCTTAGTCACATTAGCAATTAATGTAGTAGATATATTACTATTCTGGAATACTACACCATCCGTAGATTTAATGTTCATAACGAATGGCACTTCTGTAAAGTCAAACAATCGTTCTTTAACCAATGTACTCAAACGCTGCACTCTCTCAGAGATTGTGTCTGGATTTTCTACAATGTTAGTAATCGTTACTTTCCCGACATTAGGCTGTGAGAGTTGCTTCCGCAATTTAGCAATTCGAGCTTCAATATGAATAGCTGGCTGATAGTCGCTATCCACGATAGAGGCACTGTCACCAATAGAGGTACCTTCTGGAAGTAGTGTGATATCCACTTCATAAGTAGCCTGTGGATAAGCTCTTTTTTTAAGCTGCAGCATAGCCTCTTTGAAGAGTGCTTCTTTTGTCTTAGCTTCACTCTTATACGTATCTACTATGTAGCCGCCATCTCTTTCAACGTTATCATGACGGCTCCAGCGTTTTCCTTCCTGCAAGTCGTAAAGAGTATCTCCAGCAGTCCAGTAACGTCCATCATCGTATTTATAACCTTCGAGCGTTAATCCGTCTGCACCGTGAGCGCGTAAAGCTGTAGCAAGATGTTCAATACTTTCTTTCTTTGTAATCTTGCTTACGTTAATTCCATACTCTAGACGAATCTTCTTATCTTGTCCAATGCGTTTATGGAAGTTCACAAGTTTACGATGTACTTTCCCATGAACGAATTCATAGCTAAAACTTAGCTCTACATCGAATGCTTTAGCAATCCTTCTCATGCGTTTAACGGCAGTCTCGAAGCTTTCAACCTTAATGCTGCGCGTGCTACTGTCTGGAACATCGTTCACTCCGATTTCCCATCCAGAATCAAGAGAAGCAGCAGCAAAGTACTCTTTGAGTGTTTTGGTTGTTCCGTCTAGTGGTCCTACTGTTTCTCCAAGTAAATCCAGTCCACCGTCTTCACAGTAGAATGTTTTGCTGTCATTATCTTGTTCAATCGATACAATCTCGAAGCCTCGTGTCTGAGTTCCATCCATAACAAATACATAGCAGCCATTGATGATTTTCTCTAGTTCTGGATTGCCGTCCTTATCGACTGTAAATTCATAGGTTCCAACTCCAGTATCTAAATCTTGTTCAAACCAATCATCATAAGCAATCAAACCGCCAGCTAAGTCAAAGCTTAACTGGCAGAGTGTTTCGTAACGTCTATTAGTAATTGTTATCATATCCACCGCTCCTTAAATGTAGCATCTACAACTGGAATCTTATTGTCATCGCCTAGGATAGCCACTTCTGTAATTCCAGGCTGGATAGAGAACACTTGACTTGCTGCATTGA